ACCAGATACTTATGTAGGAATGGCAGAAGGTGGTTCTGTTAGAGGTGGTATGCCAATTACAGTTGGAGAACGTGGTAGAGAATTATTTGTACCAAATACAAATGGAACTATTATTCCTAATCACGATATGGGTAATGGAATGAATATAACATTTAATATTCAAGCAAATGATGTTAGAGGTATTAAAGAATTATTAATTGATAATAGAGCAACTATAATTAACTTAGTTAATCAAGGTGCTAATCAAAAAGGAAAGTCTAATATTGTATGAGTGGCACATTCCCAGCAAGTCCAGCACCTAGAGATGTAGCAATTAGTTCTAATCAAAATACTATTGTAACTACAACTGCATCTGGCAGACGACAAGCAAGACAAATTGATGGACAGAAATTTAGATTAAGACTTAGATTCCCAGTTATGACTAGAAGTCAATTTGCACCTATACTTGCTTTTATAATGAAACAAAGATCACAAATGGAATCATTCCAATATACTCCACCAACTATTGATGATGCCTTAGGTTCTGCTAGTACAGTTATATCTGTTGCTGGTGCTATTAGTGCTGGTGTTACTTCATGTTCAATAGATGGTATGGGAAATAATTTAACTGGTGTACTTAAAGCTGGAGACTTCTTTAGATTTACTGGACAAGCAAAAGTTTATATGTGTGTTGCTGATGTATCGTCTAATGGTTCTGGTGCAGGAACATTAACTTTTGAACCACCATTAAGAGCAAACGTAGCTGACAATGCAGTAATCATTTATGACAATGTAGATTTTACAGTTGGACTTACAGGAGATATTCAAGAATTTACTATCGGTACAGAAAACTATTTCCAATACGAAATTGATTTAATAGAGGTACTGTAATGACAAGATCATTAACTGCTGGAGTAATTGCCGAGATAGCAACTAATAAACTTAATCCAGTTGAACTTATTTATTTAGGCATAAGCACAGGAACTTATTACACAGATCATTATAAAGATTTAACCTTTGATGGAAACACTTACACAGCTTCATCATTATTCTTAGGTAGTTCTGAAGTTCAAGAAAACGCAGACGTTGCAGTAAATACATTATCACTTAAATTCTCAGGTGCAGATACAACAATAATTTCTTTATTGTTAAACAACAATTACATGAACAAACCTGCAAAAGTTTATAGAGGTTTCTTAAATGATAGTCAGGCACTAATAGCTGACCCATTTCTTTTATTTGATGGAAGAATATCTAGCTTTACTTTAGAAGAAAATGAAACAACATCATCTGTTAATGTAATCATAGCTTCTCATTGGGCAGATTTTGAAAAGACTTCAGGAAGAAGAACTGCTGAAAACTCACAAAAGATATATTTCCCTAATGACAAAGGTATGGAATTTGCAAGTAAGACTGCACAAAGAATTAAGTGGGGTTCAGCTTAATGAATGACTTATATAGAACAATCCATTTATTTAGACAATTTCCTAAGTACGATAAACTATCTTATGAATTTTTAGCTAAGATGGTTACTCCATCAATTAACTTAGACCAATATCAAATACACAGAATAGGAAATCAAGATGTTGGATTTACTAACTGGGCATATCTAAGTGATAATGTTGAACAAAGATTTGTTTTAACTGGAAAGCTAAAAGACAATGAATGGAATTGTGGGAACAATATTTGGGTTATGAATGTATTAGCTAAAAGTAATTGTTTACAAATTATGAAATGGGTTAAGAATTATTTTAAAGAAAAGATTGAGGTAGATGAATCTGTTAAATGGGTAAGACAAGATAATAACTTTCATATTTATAGAAAAGCAGAAAAGTTTAAAAGGGAGTTTCATATCTAATGGCTAAAGGTGCAATAGTATCAGCAATCATTCAATTCGTAATAACAACTGCGATAAGTTATATTATATCGCCTAAACCAAAAGCACCTAGACAATCTTCACAAGACGAAGCTAAAGGAACATTAGTAAATAAAGATTCTAACAACAATCCTATTCCTGTTGTCTATGGTAAAAGACAAGTAGGATTAACTAGAGTATTTGTTGAAAGTTCTGGTGCTGATAATCAATATCTTTATGTAGCAGGAGTATTATGCGAAGGTGGTGGTGCAGGAATAACTGCAATAGATGAAGTTTACGTTGATGATAAACTTGTTACATTTGATGGTTCATTAACTGATGGAACAATAAGAGGTGTATCTAGTGGAGATACTAACTTTTATAAAGGTGGCGAATCTTTAATATCTATTCAAGGATTTTTTGGCTTAGATAATCAATCAGCTTCTTCTTTGCTTGACGAAACAACTAACTGGACTTCAGATCATAAACTATCTGGTCTTGCTTATGTTGCTTTAAGGTTTAAATGGAATCAAGATGCCTTTAATGGATTACCAGAAGTTAGAGTAACTGTAAGAGGTAAAAAGATTTATGACCCTAGATTAGATTCAACTAAAGGTGGTTCTGGTTCTCACAGACAAGACACAGCTTCTACTTGGGCTTATTCTGCAAACTCATCATTAGTTCTTTTAGATTATTTAAGAAATAGCAGATATGGAAAAGGATTACCTAATGATGCTTTTGAAACTAATTACGATACATTCAAAACTTCTGCAAATACCTGCGATACACAAGTTACACCTTATTCAGGTGCTACAAGCGATATAAACTTATTTGAAACAAATGCAGTCATAGATAGTGAAAAAAAAGTATTAGAGAATGTAAGAGAACTTTTAGTACCAATGAGAGCAATCTTTAATTACACACAAGGTAAATACAAAATTATTATTGAAGGTTCAGGAAGTTCACAATTACTATTAACTAAAGATAATGTTGTAAGCGAAGTTAAATTACAAGGTGAAAGTAAATCTGAAAAGTATAACCGAGTTATTGGAACATTTACAAACCCAGAAAAAGATTATCAATCAGATACAGTTTCTTTTCCACCATTTGATGATTCTGCATTACCAGTAGAAGATCAACACGCAACAATGTTAAGTGATGATAACAATACTTTACTTGAAAGAAGTTTTGATATGTTACAAGTAACTTCACCTTATCAAGCAGAAGAAATTTGCGAGAACATATTAAAAAGATCAAGAAACAATTTAAAAGCTGAAGTAACAGTAACTTCAGAAGCACTTAATTTATCTATTGGAGATATAGTTACAGCTACATACGATACAGCAGGTTTTAGTGCTAAACCTTTTAGAGTAATGTCTTTAGCTATTAATTCAGATTCAACAGTAACTCTTGGCTTAGAAGAACATCAAGATAATTTTTATACTTGGGAAGAAAAAGGCGAAGCACCTACAATAGCTGATACAATACTTCCTAATCCTTTTTCTGTTACAGCACCAGTATCAGTTACTTTAGATGACCAATTAATTGAATACTCAGACGGAGTTGTTATTACTGCTTTAGATGTAACGATTGGTGCATCATTAGATAACTTTGTAGATTACTACCAAGTAGAATACAAACTAAGCACAGATACAGATTATCTTATATCTGGTCAGGTTACAGGATTGTTTCATAGAATATTAAACGTAAAAGATGGATTTATTTATAACGTAAGAGTTAGAGCATTTAATACATTAGGAGTTTCATCTACTTACACATCTGCTACAAGAACTATCGTTGGTGGAATAGCACCACCTTCTGATGTAACAGATTTTTCTTGTAATATCATTGGTGGAGATGCACATTTATCTTGGCAACAAATTACAGACTTAGATTTAGCTTATTATCAAATAAGATATTCAACACAAACAAGTGGTGCTTCTTGGGCTAACTCAGTTTCTTTAGTTGAAAAAGTTGCAAGACCAGCTACTTCAGTAACAGTTCCAGCAAGAGTAGGTTCATATCTTATAAAAGCAGTAGATAAAAATGGTAACTTTTCTTCTAATGAAACAATCATTGAAACAAATGTATTAGCAATAGGAAACTACAATGCTGTTGCAACACAAACTGAATCACCTACATTTACAGGAACTAAATTTCAAACTATTGTATCTGATGGTACATTAAGATTAGATTCATCAGAATTATTTGATAGTGCAACAGGAAACTTTGATTCAGGAACTTCATTCTTTGATTCTGGTGTAACTTCTTATGACTTATTTGCTGAAGGAACTTATTTATTCTCAACTCCAATAGATATAGGTGCAGTTTATACTTCAAGAGTAACTGCTTCTATTACACAAACATCTGATAACTTAGATGACTTATTTGATTTAAGAACTGGAGATTTTGATGATGCACAATCTAACTTTGATGGCGATACTCCTGCTAATTGTAATGCTCATATTGAGATTTCTTTATCTAACGATAATATAAGTTATACTACATTTAGAAACTTTGTAGTTGGCGATTACACAGCTAGATATTATAAATTTAGAGTAACATTAAGATCATTTGATTTAGCATCTACTCCAGTTATTAGTGCTTTGTCAGTAAGTATAGATATGCCAGATAGAATATTTAGTGGTAATGATATTGTTTCAGGAACAGGAACTTATAATGTTGTATTTACTTTACCTTTTTATTCTAATTCTTATGCAGTTGGAATAACAGCACAAGGATTAAACACAGGAGATTTCTTTACAATTTCAAATAAAACTGTTAATGGTTTTGATGTTGCATTTAAAAATAGTGGCAATTCAGGAGTTACTAAAACTTTTGATTATTTAGCTAAAGGATATTAGATAGAATATGGCACAACACGATTATAACATAGCAAATCAGGGTTTCCCTGCATTTAGAACAGATTTAAATAACGCATTATCGGCAATTCAAACAACAAATTCAGGAACATCAAGACCAGCAGGTGCAGTAGCTGGTCAGCTTTGGTTGGACACAACTTCTCCAACTACTCCTACTTTAAAATACTATGATGGTGCAGATGATATATCTTTAGCAACTATTGACCATTCAGCTAACACAGTAAATTGGTTAGATTCAACAGTATCAATTACTGGACTATCAACAACTGCAACAGGAACAGTTTTAACACTTTCAGATTCAGCTTCTACATCAACAGTAAATTTAATTATAGACAATCAAAAAGAAATTCGCTTTCGTGAAACAACAGCTAATGGAACTAACTACATTGGATTAAAAGCACCAGCTAGTGTTAGTGCTGATTTAACTTTTACATTACCTGCGACTGATGGAACAAATGGACAAGTATTAAGCACAAATGGTTCTGGTGTATTATCTTTTATAACTCCATCTGCTGGTGTTTCTTGGCAATCTTCAGTTAAGACTTCTGGTTTTACTGCTGTTGCTGGAGAAGGATATTTTTGCGACACAACATCATCTGCATTCACAGTAACTTTACCTGCAACACCAACTGCTGGACAACAAGTAGCAGTAGTAGATTACGCAGGAACATTTGATACTAATGCACTTACTATTTCGCCTAATTCAAATAAAATAGAAGGTGGTACAGGTAATTTTCAATTAACTGGTGAAAGAGAAGGTGTGTTATTAGTTTACATAGATTCAACACAAGGTTGGTTAGCAACATCAGGAATTAATGAAGGAACAGATGCTTTATCACCTGTACCATATTCGGTAGATTTTTTAGTAGTAGCTGGTGGGGGAGCAGGTGGTAGTTCAATTCATGGTGCTGGTGGAGGTGCTGGTGGATATAGAACATCTACTCAATCAGTTTTAACAGGAACAGTAATTACAGTAACAGTTGGTGGTGGTGGTACTGCTGTAACGGGTAATGATATCGTTTCAGGAACTGCACAAGATGGTTCAAGTTCGTCAATATCAGGTTCAGGATTAACAACTATTACTTCAACTGGTGGAGGAGGTGGTATGATGTCACCATCAGGTGCAAATGGAAGAAGTGGTGGTTCAGGTGGAGGTGGAGCTCATGGAAATTCAACAGGTGGTTCAGGAAACACACCAAGTACAAATCCATCTCAAGGAAATAATGGAGGAAATGGTGTTGCACATACTGGTCCAAATTATGGAGTAGCAGGTGGAGGTGGAGCAGGTGCTGTTGGTGGTAATGGTGGAAGTGGAACAGTAGGAGGAGCAGGTGGTAATGGTTCTGCATCTTCAATTACTGGTTCTTCAATAACTTATGCTGGAGGTGGTGGAGGTTCTACTTATAATGGTGGAACTGGAGGTGCAGGTGGTTCAGGTGGTGGAGGTGCTGGAGCTACTGGTGCTTCTAATGGAACTAATGGAACAGCTAATTTGGGAGGAGGAGGTGGGGGTGCTGGAGGTGCTGGTACTTACACAAGTGGTGCAGGGGGAAGTGGTGTTGTCATATTGAGTGTACCAACTGCTTCATATTCATCAACTACAACAGGTTCACCAACAGTTACAACATCTGGTAGTAATACAATTTTAAAATTTACAGGTTCAGGGAGTTACACAGGATAATGGCACATTTTGCAAAAATAGGTTTAAACAATAAAGTTATAGAAGTTTTAGTAGTTAATAACGAAGTATTGCATGACTCAAATGGAATTGAGCAAGAAGTTAATGGTATAGACTTTTTAACAAAATTAACTGGTTGGGCTATTTGGAAACAAACATCATATAATTCTAATTTTAGAAAAAACTATGCAGGAATAGGAATGACTTACGATGAAGATAGAGATGCTTTTATTCCAAAAAAACCTTTTAATTCTTGGGTATTAAATGAAGATACTTGTCGTTGGGAAGCACCAATCCCTATGCCAACAGAAGAATTAGAGATTCCACAATATTATTATTGGAATGAATCTACATTGACTTGGGATATAAAAGAATTATAGTTATTTAAAAAAACAAAGGAAAGATAAGTGGAAGCAACTATCAATGGGATATTCCCAACACCAATATACATTTCAAAAATACATAGAGACATAACATCAAAAGAATTATCTTTTATTGATAAGACTAAATTAGATACTTACAATAATGAAGGAAATACAACTTCTAATGATAATTACATTCTTAATAACAAACAATTTAAAAACTTAAAAGAAGAATTGGATTTAAAAGTACAAGATTACTTTGATAAAGTAATTTCGCCAAGCAACAGTATAACACCTTACATAACTCAATCTTGGTTAAATTATACAGAAACAAATCAATATCATCACAAACATCAACACCCAAATTCATTAGTATCAGGAGTATTCTATATTAATTGCCATGAAGAACATGATAAGATTAAGTTTTTTAATGACAATTATAGAACAATTAAACCAGAAGTAAAAGATTGGAATATATGGAACTCAGAAACTTGGTGGTTTTCCGTAAAAACTGGAGATGTAATACTATTCCCATCATCATTAACGCACATGGTAGAAACTAAACAAGGAGATAACACTAGAATAAGTTTAGCTTTTAATGTATTTATTAAAGGAACAGTTGGTAATAACAAAAACTTAACAGAATTAATATTATGATTACATTAATAATAGGTTTAATAATTGGAGTGTTTCTTGGTTGGAAATACGAACTTGCAATTAACGACTTTATAGAATCAATTAAGATACATTTAAACATCAAGTAGTCTTGATTTTTGTTGCAACGCAACATATATATCCTAAAACTAAATAGGAGAAAAAATGTTTACATTTAAACTACCGACATACGAAGAACTAAAACAAAACTACGAAACATACTTAAAAGATGTTCAGAAGTTTTATAAAGACTGGTATTCGGATATACAAAAGACTTTTAACAAATAACTTTATTAAAACACAATAGTTTGATAAACACACTGCATAATATTAATTGCATTTACAAACTTTGGATTGGTGGGTGTGTCTTGCTAAAGTCTTGCAAATGCTTAAACGACAATGGCAAGAACTCACAACGAAGAACTAATTAGCTTAAAAGGGCATATTACAGGAGTTAAAAACTCAGTAAGAGTATTATCAACATCAGTATATAAACTAGAAAAAAAAGTAGAGAACCTTTATTGGTCTATACTTTGTGGTATTGGTGCTTTGGCTTTAGCTTTGATTACTATTTTTTTGGCTAAGTAACTATTGCTTAAAACGGCAAATACAACTAACAGAATAGGTATATGAAAAATAAACGCATACTTGTTATCAGCGATCTTCATTTTCCATTTGCTCATAAAGACTGGCATGGATTCCTAACAAAATTAAAAGCTAAATATAAACCAGATACAGTTGTAAACATTGGTGATGAAATGGATTTCCATTCTATCAATGTAAGCCACACAATAGACCCTGATCTTCCATCTCCTAAAGATGAATTAGAACTTGGCAAAAAAGAAATACAAAAACTTCATAAACTATTTCCACAAATGACTTTACTAGAATCAAATCATGGTTCTATGGTTTTAAGACGTGCTATGGCAAAAGGAATGACAAAATCTTTTATTAAGTCTTATAATCAAATATTAGAAGTTGGTAATGGTTGGAACTGGAAAGAAAAACATTTTATAGACACTGATAAAGGTAGAATACTTTTTGGTCATCAATTCTCTCCTGATATTTCTAAAGCTGTTGCTCAATTTGCAGTCTCAGTTTGTCAGGGGCATTACCATACAATTAGTGAGGTTCGCTTTCATGGAAATGATTTCCATCTAAACTTTGGTATGACTGTAGGTTGTTTAATTGATAAAGAAGCACTTAGCATGAAATATATGCGACTTAATTTAAAAAAACCTATTTTATCTTGTGGATTAATAACAAATGGTATGCCTTCTTTAACACCAATGTATTTGAAACGTAACGGAGATTGGGATAACAATATCTATATATGAGAGAAGTAAGTTTGAAGGAACTGCTTTTTAGCGAGACTGCTACAAGACTTGGAATAGATAATACTCCCACAGATCAAATTCTAATTAATCTACAAACTTTAATTCACGAAATAATTAATCCTATTATAAATCAATTTGGCGATATAAAAATAACTTCAGGTTATCGTTCTCCTGAATTATGCAAAGCAATAGGTTCTTCTGCTACAAGCCAACACGCATTTGGTATGGCAGTTGATTGCGAAGTTTTAGGAGTGCCTAATAAAGAACTTGCTGATTGGGTTGTTAATCATTTACCATACGATCAAGTTATTTTAGAATTTTGGAAACCAGAAGAAGCAAACTCAGGTTGGGTTCATATTTCTTACAACAAAGGTAACAATCGCAAAATGTATTTACGAGCATATAAATCTAATGGGAGAACAGTGTACGAGGTATTATGAAGCCATCAGAAAAGCAAATCGGTGGAGATCATTACAAGGATATGAAAATATCTGTATCTGAATATGTTTATGCTAATCAAATAGATTGGTATTCTGGTAATGCTATTAAGTACCTAAGTAGATATAACAAAAAAAACAAAGAGTTATCTAAGCAGATAGAAGATCTTAATAAAAGCATACATTATATTCAACTTTTAATTGAGAAAATAAGCAAGTAAATACAAGCTTGTTATTACAACATCAAATCAAGTCTAAAATGCCATTTAAACTGCATTAGAACGCATTAGACGAGTTTTATAGATACTTTTTCTACTAAGGTTGTTTTTTATTGCGAAGTAAGGAAAATGCGTTTAAATAAGGAATAATGAAAATAGATAGAGAAATCAATGTTATTGATAATCTAAAAAAAGCTAAAAAAAAAGCATATCGTTTAAAAAATAAAGAACGTATTAATAATTACATATCTCAATATCGTTTAAA